ACAGAGTTTGACTTACTTGTTCAAAGAACAAAGCAACGAATTGTTCTCGGAGACAAAATTAGACGATGCCTTGAACTGTTCCAAAGGTCATCCACCCGTTCTTAAAAAGTTCCTGAGCGGGAAATTATCGCCAGAAACATTCGTAATCTACGACAAAATATTTTCAATCGTAAAAGATTTTGATAAGAAACTTTTGGACCCAGTGTGGGAAACCGTCAGTTTAAAAATTAAAAAATATAATCCATTTCTAAATATTGATGTGTTCCAATTCAAGAAGATTTTAAGGGAAATCATAGATGAGTAACTTTTTTGACTCCGATATTATTCAAGAAGAACTGAAAGAAATCAATAAGTTACAAGAGGAGATTTACGGAAGTATTCTCACTTTTGGTGTAATGTCCCGTGAAACCAAACTGGAGCATATTGAAAAACTTGAGCTCTTGCTAGAAAAGCAGAGAGTGATGTATACTAGGTTATCTCTCTCAGACGACCCTGAAGCGGTTGAGATGAAAGAGAACCTTCGCAAATCAGTGGCACTGATGGGTTTCCCACCAGAGACTGATATGCAAGTATTATTCAGTAGTATGAACAAAACCATTGAGTCCCTCAAGCAATACATTGACCGCTGAGGCAATTTTTGTTATACTATCCGAGTAATCCCCCGAATCCAAACTATCCGAGGTAATCCAAATGTCTTTTGCTGACCTTAAAAAGCAGTCTAAACTTGGTTCTTTGACCGCCAAACTGGTTAAAGAAGTTGAAAAAATGAATACGAGTAGCGGTTCTAGTGACGACCGCGTATGGAAACTGGATGTAGATAAGAGCGGCAATGGTTATGCCGTCATCCGTTTTCTCCCTGCCCCGAACGGTGAGGACCTTCCGTTCGTGAAACTCTACAGTCACGCTTTTCAGGGAGTATCTGGTTGGTATATTGAGAACAGTCTGACTACTCTGGGTCAGAAGGATCCTGTGTCGGAACTGAACTCCGAACTGTGGAACAACGGCACTGATGCTGGTAAAGAACTGGCACGTAAGCAGAAGCGCAAACTGACTTATGTGAGCAACATCTACGTTGTGAAGGATCCTGCTAACCCCGCCAACGAAGGTAAAGTCTTCCTGTTCAAGTATGGCAAGAAGATCTTTGACAAACTCACCGCCGCAATGCAACCTGAGTTTGAAGATGAGGAAGCGATTGATCCGTTTGACTTCTGGCAAGGTGCCAACTTCAAACTGAAGGCAAAGAACGTCGCTGGTTATCGCAACTATGATTCCAGTGAGTTTGCCGCTGCTGCCCCTCTTCTTGACGATGATGACGCTATGGAAGCAGTGTGGAAGAAGCAGTATTCGCTTGCCGAACTCGTCGCTGCTGACCAGTTCAAGACCTATGATGAACTGAAGAAGCGCCTTGACTATGTGCTCGGTTCCAAAGGTTCTCGCCGTGTGGACGAAGAAGTTGCCGAAGAGGAAGAGTATTCTCGTGGTTCTACGAAAGAACTGACTGAGGATCTCCGTGAGGAACTGTCTTCTCTGAAACCCACCCGTCGTGCTGCTGCGGTTGAGGAAGATGAGGATGATGATTCTACATTATCATATTTCGCCCGTCTTGCCGAAGAGTGAAGACAGACTACACTATTGATCGTGTAAGTAAGTCCGAAGCCGCAGAGTTACTTCTGCGGTTTCATTATCTTAAGGACTTTTCAAAAGGTTTTAAATCTGGGTATAACTATGGTCTTTATAAGAATAATGACTTTTGCCCATTGAATATTGGTGGTATTCAGGGAGTCTGTGTATTTACTGGACTCCCTGTTCCCGAAGTTGCACAAGGAGCATTTGGATTAGAACGAAATGAGCAAGAAGGACTCTTTGAACTTTCAAGACTTTGCATACATCCTAACACCCAACAAGCAGAGCATAATATCACTTCTTGGTTCGTTTCAAGAGCGATTAAACAGTTACGAAAGGATACTGAAGTTAAAGCAATCATCTCTTACGCTGATAGTGATTTCCATAATGGTACAATCTATCGTGCTTGTAATTTTAAATATTGCGGACTCACAGACCCAAAGAAGGATTTCTACTATGCAGACGGAACTAAACACTCTAGAGGCAAAATTAAAGGTGCTGAAGGAGAATGGAAAGACCGCTCCCGCAAACACCGATATGTGATGGTTTTTGATAAGAACTTGGAGTTATTGTGGAGTTGATGCTCTAGTATTTTCTGTTTTAATAACTCTATTATTTACATATTGTGATGATTGATCATAGGTCATCGCTTTTCTTGTATCATTTAACACTTGTTGTAAATAAATTGGTTTTAAAACGTAAATCGTTCTTTTTTGATTATTTTTAAGAACTTCATATTCATAATTGGTAATGCTAACAACTGGATTTAATGTTGCTGTAGGATCACCTGGTTTTGGTATTGTAAAATTTGAATCGACAACTTTACCAGCAGGAAGAATTAAACGATCTTGAGAATCTCTTACTTCTGTGGTTTCATAATGATTGATTGCATTTAAATCGCTACCATAAATTGATTCTGCATAACTATACACTTCTTGATCAGAAAGAGGCCACTGATCTCTTACTCTTGTAATTCCAGCAGATATTAAAACTACCCAATCATATTGGGCACTACCATATAATTCTTCAGCAACTGTATCGGGGCGAGCACCATCTACAATTTGATATTTGTCAAAAATAGTAAAAATATTTTGCAGATCATCACGAAGTTTAACTCTACGAAAAAGATTTTTAACCAATACATATTCATCAGACTCTTTTCTATCTGATAAAAATGATTGATATTCTAAATTGGGTAATTCTCTAAAGTATGACATTAGAATCCTGTTCCTGGAAGTTTAAAGTTTCCTGCATCATCAACATAATCTTCTCTGTAAATTGGTGACAATTCTTGGAATTGTAATGATAAATTCATATGAACTGGTGTTGCATCAGGATAAGTTGCATATTGACTTGATCCATTGTAATTGACACTCATTTGCGTTAAAGCACAAGGTTTGAATCTATGTAAAAATGGATGCTGTTTTCCACCACTCATGTATTCTAATCTAAAAACATTTGGTGCTTTGATAAAAAGACCCCCTCCAGTAACGTTTGGTTTTCCTTTTTGGGGAGTCATGTTAATTTTAAAGGTTCGGATAATTCTTTTGATCATCAATGATTCCTCTTCTGATCTGGGAACTAAATCAAAAGAAAATTGAAATGCTGGACGCATTGTGACTCCATTGAAAAGAAGTTCAACATTTTGATTGAATACTTGTCCAGTCGCTCTTGATAAAATTGAATTTATATCTCCCTGTCCTATTGCTGATTGTATTGCTGCTACAGCAGCACCCGCAGCAAGTGCTTGTTGCCCTTCACCACTACCAACAGCATCTCCAATATTTGCGCCGGCGTTTTTAAGAGACTGCATAAGAGAAGCAATCGGATTTCCAGATAAAACAGCACTATTGGCAGCATTTGCCAAATCTGCTGTAATTGGATTCATTGTTCCAGTAGTCCAATCAGCAGCACTATTATCTTGAATATTTGCTGGCATTGGAAGTATAATGGTTGCTAAAGAATTTTTAACACTTCCAGATTGTTGTAATGCTTCTTCTGTAGTTCTTAATGCAAAACCTCCCGTTAAATCGAGACCAGGCGCTTCGTACTTAACGACTTGAATCTTAAAATAATCGTCTTGAGGACCAATATTTTTAATCGGATATCGGAGTTGTTCCGCCATTTATTTTTTTAATTATTTATTGTTAATTTTGAATTAATTTGCCATAAGGAACTGATCTTAAAGTTTCAAATTCTTTTTGACTTAATTCATATAAACCACTCAAAAGTCTATCACCATCTTCAGTATTATATTGTCTAATTTTCCCAAGATGATAATTAAATCCACGAAATCCTCTTGGTAAAAGATCTCCTGCCAAAATTAATGGATGTCTATCGTAAACAATTCCTGGTGTTTTTGCATAATAAATGTATGTATAGTATCTTCCTGGCGCAGGATATGCTCTTTCTGATCCACTTAATCTTGTTAAAATTTCATCCATCAATTTTTCTGGTTTTTCACCACCTATAAGAGACTCTTTAAAATCTTTGAGTCGATTGGTAAATTTTCTATCACCTATTCTTCTTGGTGCTTTTGGATTTGCATCAATATAGTCACTATCATTTTTGATGATACTAATAAGTTGATCTTTATTTAATCTTTTATATCCACCAAGTTTTCCTATACCACTTGCAGTTGTATAATAAATGCTATATGATTCTGCAATTTCAACCAACTGTTCTTTTGTGTAATCCTTAAGTGGTTTTTCGTATCCTGTAAGTGCCATTACTTGATGCCAAGTTCGTTTTCTGTTATGATCTTAAATTCATACCCACGATCTGCACACCATTCTCTTGCTGCTTCCCATTTTGCTTGATTTTTAGCATACTCATAAACCTCACTAATATATCTCTTAGTTTGTCTCTGAGGTTTTTGCGGAGGAACAGTTTGTTTTGATGGTTTAATTTCAATCATATACTTTTTGATTGAACCATTAGATTCTTTGATTTTTATAAGAAAATCGGGAAAGTATCTTCTTACTTTTTTAGAAATAGGATCGTAATATCTAACGATTTTCTCTTCTGATGACCATTCCAAGACATTATCATTTGTATCACAGTAAACCATAAATTTTCTTTCCCATAGAGACCTATAAATTATTGAGGTGATATCTCCACGATACTTATCTGGAAAGGATGGTTTATATTTTCCTTTGTATGCTGCCATTATTTTTACTTCTCCGCTTTCTATCATTAATGACCGAGTGTTAGACATTTTTTCTTTTGTTTCTTCACTATGTTTTTTACCTTTCCAACTTGGAGGTCTCCTAGATAAAACTTCTGGGGTTTTTGGATAAGGATTTTTATTTTTGGTTCCTTTTGGTCTCCCATTAATATTCTGATATTGTTTAAAATTTTCTCTATGTTGATTTTTTCTTTTTATAACATTTTCAGTTTCAGAATCCCAATATTCTTTTACAATTGTATTAGCGGAGCATTTTGAAGAGCAAAATTGTTGGTATCCTTTTGTATAATCAACATACTTTGTTTCTTTATTACAGTGGCGACAAAATCCTTCATTTTCTTTCTTTTTAAATTCATCATATAATTTTTTAGAGTCATATCCGTGACATTTAATATGAGGCATTAATCCTCTTATTGTTTTAAATGACTTACTGCAAATGGGGCAATTCATATTTGATGGAATATTTCATAGATATTTATAATGTGAATGATGAAATTTTCCCTTATATGACATCTAAATACTTACAACAAGAAACTCATAATAGGTATTTAGAGAGTGGCAATACCACGCAGAATATCCGATATTAAACCATTAGTTACTAATCTTGCACAAACTTCTCATTATGAAGTTAAGTTCGGAGGACTACCTCCAGAATTAAGATCTTACTTATTAGGTCGTGGTATTAGTTCACGATTTATTGCAGAAGATGCTGGTCTTTTGTGTAATAGTGCATCTCTTCCAACAACACAACTTGCAACTGTTGATATTGCTGGAAATTACATGGGAATCACTGAAACTTTTGCACATCGCAGACAATATCAAGATATTACTCTTGAATTTTATGTTGATAAAAATTATAGAACTTTGAAATTTTTAGAACATTGGATGGAATTTGTTGCAAGTGGATCAACAAATCCAATTAACGGCAATAACTTACCAATTAATCGTAATGTTGATGAAGGATATTTTATCAGAATGCAATATCCAAAATATTATAAGTCAAATCGTACAAGAATCATTAAATTTGATCGTGATTATCAAAGAGAGATTGAATATACTTTTATAGGATTATATCCATATAGCATCTCTTCAATTCCTGTTGCTTATGCAAGTTCGGACATTATGAAAATGTCGGCAACGTTTAAGATGGATCGTTATGTAATTGGAAAATCATACAGTTTAGATGTATTTGAACAAAGAGATAATGAAAGAGATTCATCTCAACCAGTGCCACAACCACCATCTGAACCAAAACCATTATTGGTTCCAAGATCTGCAGGTTCGTTACCTTCAAATGGTGTAGAATTAAAACCAGCAGGTCAAACATTATACGAGTCTCTTTATGGAACTCGTTTAAGAGAAATTAGGGAGCGTAGAAGCATCTAAATAAAATAACTGAACTTTATAGCATTTATGCCATTACCAAAAATTGCGACTCCTTCGTATACTTTAGAAGTTCCATCTCTTAAGAAAGAAATCAAATATCGTCCTTTTCTTGTGAAAGAAGAAAAGATTTTGATCATTGCAATGGAAAGTGAAGATTCTAAGCAAATTGCAGAAGCAGTTAAAACTGTAATTGGAAACTGTATT